GTGGGTACGTTAATCCACTTCCCTTTATACTCAAATGTAGTAGATTTTTCAGACACCATTTCACCATCAGGTGTTTCGTATACCTCACGACCAGCCTGAGTCTTTTTACCTGTAGAGTTACCTACTTCAGCCATTCGCTTTATCCCTCAAGTATTTGAGTCTGCGTAGTGTTGCTATAGAGCCTTGCGCCCTGTTTACCTCAGCGATACTCTCTGCTTGTTCTAGGTTCTTGTGCTGGTCAGCAATCCAAACATCTAGTTCTTCACAGAAAGCATCCCACTGAGGTTTATCATTTACAAAGTTCTTAAGCGACATTGCCACTAAACCCTTGCTCACCCGGTGTTGGTGCTACGCCTGTGCCAATAGTGCCACCACCTGCACCTGTCTGGTCTTGTGGATTAGCGGCAGGCTCTGCAGGAGCTTGACCCTCTGGCGCTGGGCCACCCATAGCACCCATGTCTGGTGTTGGAGCAGGCTGTTGGAACCCTTTGAGGATCTCAGCTTGGATAGCAGCATCCTGCATGGAGTTAGTCACCTTGTCAGGATCAAGATCCATGCTCTTAGCGATCTCACGTACAATGTAATCCATCTTAGCAAAAGGAGCCAGCATTGGGTTAGAAGCTACCTGTAGGAACTGCATGAGACGCTGAGAGCGTACCTCATTAGCCATCAAGCTCTCTGTACCATTAGCTTTAACTTCTAAGTCACCACGAATAGATTCATCAAAGTCAAACTGCATGTTGAAAGCAAAGAAGGCACGTCCAAGTGGAGCTAAGAGGTAATCATCTACGTTCTTAACTACAGCACGGATACTACCGTTAGCAGCGCTCATAAGCATGGAGATACCAGAAGCTGTACGTCCTACACCCGATACACCTGTCTGACCGTGAGCGAAGCTAGGGAAGCCTGTACTCTCATCAGCCAAGACACGAGCTTTATCAAATAGCTGCATATTCTCTTGTGCTACGTTAGGGAACTTAGTGCCGAAGATTGCTTGACCCGGAGCGCCACCCTGACGTCGGAAGACTTTACCCGGATGTACAGAGAGGTCTTGACCCGGTACAAGGTTAGTCTCATCAATCTCAATAAGAAGATTACCAGATAGTACAGCATTGTCAACAGCCATACGCATAAAGCCGTTCATCAGTGTCTGTGTGTCATCCATGTTCTCAGCAATACCTACACCAAAGAAGGAGTAAGGGTTATGCTCATATGGTGCTGCATAGTAAGGAATACGTGATGGTTTGAATGGGTTGAGAACACAACGGATGATCTTACCGTTTACTGTCCAGATATTAGCATTTACTTCAAACAAGCCTTTAAGCTCTTTGGGTATCTTAACGCCATTCTCTTCAAGAAGCTCTACATCAACGAAACCCCAGAACTCCAACACTTCCCAGCGCTCAGAGCTAGTGTCGATGACATTATCGTCTTCCATCTTCATTTCCCAGTGCTTACGCACATAGTCAGAACCTACAGCGATAGAGTCTTCGATAGCATCATTAATGAAGTAAGGGCGGTTCTTCAAAGAGCGAAGCTGATTACGTGACATCTTGTGACGCTCGATGACGTACTCTGCATCATCCATAGATGTAGCTTCAGGGTCAGGGTAGAAGTTCCAGATAGACACGTGGTTAGTTGCTGGTACAGTCTTGACTAGAGGGTCATACTCACCTTCTTCGTTCCAGTTAGGGTATTCCTTATCTACAGCGAATGGACCCTTCATAACACCCGTGCCGAGTAGCGCCATCTCGAAAGCCATAGAGCGTAGATGCTTAGATGCACCACTCTCGTTAAGCTGATCGTGGATCTTCTTCTCCATCTTCTTAGCTGCTACCATAGCAGGATGGAATGTTACTGTAGTAGGACCAGTGCCGCTACCCTCAACAATCTTATCAGATACACTATCTAGCTTGGTTGAGAGGGGTCCAAGACGGTTACGCAAGTCCGACATGGTTTCACCCGGCTGCAGCTTTGTGTCAGGACCAATAAGGTAAGGCTTAGGCGTTCCGTTAGTGAAAGCAGAGGACAGTTCATCCGTAGCCTTCTCAGCGTTTGGATCTAAGTTAATGTGTACAGATTCTGCTACACCGTCTGGCAGTACGGTAGGGTCTACAGAGAGCGGGAACTTGTTGTTACCGAATAGTACGTCAACAATCTGACCATAGGCTGCAAGAGATTTTGTCTTAGTTACTTTAACGAATACTTTAGACTTCTCAGAGGAAGTAAACTGTACATCTGGGCCGTAGATACCACGATAGTTACGATAAGCACGTAGCCAACGCTCTTCATCTGCCTGCCGTGCATCCTCAGCTCTATTGAAACGCTCTGTAACAAATGAAACAATGCTACTAACATTCTCGAACAAACTATCTTCTTGCTCTTCCGCTGCAACTACTTCATCTGTTTCGTATGAGAGGTCATCTATATCTGCCATTTATTTAGTATCCAAAGCTAGGGTCTGACATCTGAAAGCCAGAGTTTTGTGTTGCTGGGTTGAAGTCCCAGATAGAGCTACGAGGTCTTGTCATGATACCGTATCGCAATGCGTCATACAAGTGGTCTTCTGCGTTAGTGTCAACGTCTTCAGGGTTTCTCTTGTCTAGCGGGATAATAGGTAGCTGTGCTATTGTGCTAATACAGTTAGAGAAGAATACAAGTCTAGGCTCTTCTGTGTGTTCATCTACCTGCAAACGCCTGTGGATCTCGTTCTTACCTGCTACCCGTGAACCACGAGAGCGATCCGATGGTCTCCAGCGACACCCCTTCATAATCATCTGCTCTGCTAGTGATGGACCTGTGTCACCTCTTTTATGCCAGAGAGAGGAGTCCAACACGCCGTAACGTATAGTACCATCATTTGCTTCAGCTTCCAAGATCATATCTGCTAGATCAGTAGCTGTAACCTTAGAGCAATATAACTCTCTGTAGACAACCAGCTGTTCACTTGGTGATACAGCGAACCAGAGAACTCCAGTGTAGGAGCCATAACCGTAGTCGCAAGCTCTAAACTTAGGCCACGAGTCTGGAATATCGTAAGGCTCAGTAACGTGTATTCTTCGATTAAACTCAGGAAATGCAGCTCCTTCATTGACGTCCCAGTTACCCTCAAGTAGTTGCTTACGTTGATGCTCAGGTAATGACAGAAGCATGGCTTCATAGTCGCCTGTATCAGCTAGGTAAGGGTTATCAAACAAACTAGCAGGGATAAACCTGCGCTTAAACAGAGGCTCACCCGCACGGCTATGCCCTTTAGGGAACGTAATAGTGTCACCTGTTTCAATGTTCGTAGCCCAGAACGCTTCATTAGAAGGTGCAGGATCAATGAACATCTTCTTAACCCAACCATGCCCAGCGCCGCCGGGGTTAGTTGTACCACGCATATACAAACCTAAGTCTGTACTGTGAGCGCTACGTAGTCGAGAACGCATGTAGTCCCACGCATAAGGTGTAGGCCACTGTGTAAGTTCGTCAAAGCCAATCCAGTTAAACGCCTGTCCTTGGTAGCGTGTAACATCCAAGTCTTTGTCGAGGTACGACATCCAGAGCCTTCCGCCTTGTGGAGTAGTCCACTGTGACTTACGCTCTGACCATTTAATGCCGGGTACAGCTTTAGGGTACAGCTCTTGGCTCTTCTGGATAAGTTCCCGTAACTCTTCTGTAGTATGTCGTACTAGCAACCCACTGAAGTTAGCATTACCTAAACCGTGTAGCGGGTCAGCAAGCATGGCATAAGATTTACCACCACCTGCTGCCCCGCCGTACAATACTTCCCTTTCAGAGGCGCTTAGGAAGTTTGTCTGTGGCCCCGGATTGGGCTTAAACACGATGTCTTGAGCTGCTTCTACATCAAGGTCTGGTGCTTTAACTTGAGCATACACTGGCTCTACTACAGGTTCAACCGTCTGAGGAGTCGATGATTCTGTAGGCTCCGATGTTTTCTTCTTCGAGCTTTTTGATTTCCGTAAGCGTTTCTTCGAGCCGCTGGGCAAGCTTGCGTTTAATTCTAGCTGTTGTCTTACGTTTTCGCTCAATGTCTACCCTCTTCTTTAAACCCATGTGTGAGATGTAACGCCCTGTCTGCTTAGTTAGCCAGATAGCAACTTCTCTGTAACCATACTGCTTTAAGTGACGCTTTGCAAGCTCTAATGCCTCTAACTCAGTAGGGATAGGTTCTAGTAGTTTATTATTATCAGGGTGTATTCTATAACCGTATGGCACTTGTCTAGTTGTACGAACTATAATGTGCCACTGTTTCTCTTCACCTCTATGGGGTTTAGGCAGTTGCCAATACCCTAAAGACTGTCGCTTCATTGTTACTCGTTCTTGCCTTCCTTGGATGGTAGAAAGAAGACGCCGCCACTTGAAGACGATACATCTACTTTTTCTACTTTACCAAGTCCTGCACGATCAAGCAAGTCTTTTGCTGCTGCCATCTTCTCTTTAATGCCTAACTCAGTAGGATCATTCAATGCACCAACCAGAGCCATTACAGCTTTAGGTGCTGAACGTGCGAAGTGTGTACGTGTGGCATCAGCAATCTCATCCTTGAGAGCCTCTACAATAAGACGTGTAGGTGTATTGTCACTGTAGCCAGCCATCTTCTTAGCAAGAACAACATCACCAGCCGCCTCGTCAAAGAGTACTTCCAAGAACTTCTGTTGATTCTCTGTTAGTTGTCGTGCCATGTTGTTTTCCTTAGTTACTGTTACTTCTTAAGCTTACCATTTATTTTGTTGCTTTCCAAGGAAATAAATCCCCACGCCAAGAATACCAATTCCTGATAGAACAACCAGTAAACCAAGAGACCACTCCACAATAGTCTGCTTAATCTCAGCCTTGCGATACATAGTTTTCTGACGGTCTTTACGTACTTGCGCTTCAATATGGAGAAGCTCTTCCCAAGCACTTTGCCCATAAGCAAACTGAATATATTGTTTAATCTCGGCACGTAGAGCCTCCGCTTGTTTCTTCTTAGCGAAGATGTCCATTGCAGTAGGACCACTACCACTTAATAGTACCGCATACCAAGGTGGGTTCTCTGACTGCTTATGTGCAAAGCTTAAGTCAGAGACAGCACCAGCAAATTTAGCTAAGTCATTAGAGATACCTCCAATGTCCTTGCCTAACTGAATACCCTTCTTAATAGCGGATACAGCTGTCTGTGCTGCAGCAAAAGCTGTGAAGGGATCAATCATTTGAACTTAACCTCTATTGGGCATACATAGTTATAACTTACTCTGTACACTCTGTCGTACCATCCACCATTCTTAGGTAATCCGCAGTCGTAGTAACAATACTGAAACAACCTGTTACCACTTTCAGTCCATGCGTGGTTGAAAGAGATAAAGGCTAGTACACAAAGCAAAACTACTCAACCATAAGTTCTGTATGGTCACGGTTTATGTACTTTAGCTCACTCTCTATAACAGCTACACGCTGCTGTAGTTCAGTGATCCTAGAGATAGTACGAGTTAAAGCATCTAACTCATCCCATAACTCTTCTACATCACCCCAAACGTAGTCTATCTCCATAGAATTATCTAATACGTCACGCTTAAGATTGACGTTATCTTCGATAGCCATACGTGAGCCAAGCTGGCTTACTGTTTCTTCTAGGCTTGCTATTGTGGAAGCTTGTTGAGACACCCACCACACACCACCAGCAAGCTGTACAGCCATAGCAGCTACAAGTGCTAAGGGTATCTTAACGTTTTCCATAATAGCTCTCCTAACTATTTGAAACTTCCTGCTACGACATTGCGTATATCTCCACGAGCAATGCCAATATCACGTAATTCTTTGTCTGACATGTTGGTTAGAATCCAGTAGTCAGCACGGGCTTGTTGTGCTTTCTGTAAGCTTGCGAGAAAGTCTGTGAATGTTTTAACGATTAGTGCGTACATTGTATGTTCCTATGTGTTAAGTCTAGCTTCATTGCTAGAACACACATAGTTATACGCATAATACAGATATTTACCTCACCTAAGTTTGCATACCCGTTACCCTACAGGGACAAACGTTTCAGTGACAGTACACATAAAGTCTAGCTCTGGTGCAGCTTGGCTGGTAGCTACACAACGTATTTGGTCTCCCGGTTCCAGAACCAGAGTAGCACCAGTAAGAAGAATAGACTCACCAGATATTAAGTTCTTACCACCAATAAGAGTAAACTCGGCTGCGTCACTCGCCCTGTACCACCTAGCTGTAGCAGATGTATTACCGTTAGCATTAACAGCAAAGAGCATAGACACTTCACCACGACAGTTAGCTGGGCAAGTGTACAGAAGTTCTACTTGATCCTCTGTGTCACAGATTACACCCTTACTAACAATTCGTGCTGGTTTGCCGGGGGATACAAGTGTCATTACTTCTTCTTAGCTTTCTTGGATGTCTTAACTACCCATGCTTCATTTACATCAGGAGTGCTGGGGTCATCAGCAATGAAATGTCCATTCTCATCCCTAGCTCGTACCACTTCCAAAGTATCCTCAACTACGACATCCTTCTTTGCTTTGGGCGCTGGGCGTTTAACAGGTTTAGTAGCAGCAATGTCAGCCTCATGACAGATAGCATTGACGTTAGGGTCTTTGCTCTGCACGTTACCGTAGTTATCTTCGCCAGCAGATTGATTACCCATGGAGTCCCACACGTAGCCATGCTCATCTACACGGTAGCCCTTAGCTTCCAGTGCTTCTTGGTATTTATGGTAGTATTTCATTACTTCTTACCCTTAGCTTTCTTAGCGTGTATGTTAGCGTATAAGCCACCCTTAGCGTAACCACTAGCGTAGATAGCCTTGCCTTGCTTCTCAGCCTCAGCTTTAGTCTTGTAGACCTTACCAGTCTTACCCCACTTGTAGCCACCATTTACTTTATGTACTGGCATTAAGCTGGCTCCCCATTGTAGCGCAGAGCTACACAATTAGGTACTATGACTGCATGGCTGTAATCTTGTTTAATCTTACGTGCTTCAGCTACTATAGAAGCCTGACACTCCTCTACACTGCTATAC